GTAAAGATCAAGTAGCAGAACTAAGAGAAGATATAAGACGTCTAAATCAGACTATAATTAGTGAGTGTAAGGATATTCATAACAGAATTAATCCTGTCGCTGAGGATTTAAAGGTTGTAGTAGATAAAACTAATAGACATGACAAGATTATATGGGCTACCGTAGTAGGTATTGTAACTGTATCTGGTATGTTTGCTAAACTTTTACTTTTACCATCATGAAGACGTTTAAAGAGTATTTCGAGCAAGAGGAGGTTAGGGATACTGTTGGTATACTACCAGGTGGATTTAAGCCACCTACTCTAGGACACTTTTTAGCCTTAAAAGATTTGCTCGAAAAAGCTGATCGAGGTATTGTTTACGTAGGTACAGGAGCGCGACCGCTTGTAGCAGATGATCCAAGTAAAGGATCTATCACACAACAGCAATCAAAAGCTATATGGGATATTTATAAAAATCATTTTAATAAACCTGTAGAGATTATTGAATCCCCTATTTCCCCAGTGAAAGATACTTATGATTTTGCTTTAGATAATGATGATGTAAATATTATTGTAGGTGCTGGGGGCCCTCGTAAGCTTAAGGGTGGTGGTTTTACGGATGGTGATATGAAAAGGTATGAATCATTTACTAAGAATAAAGAAAAGTATCCACATGTCGCTCTAAAAGAAATTGAATCTAAACAAGATATTAAGGGTGAAGTTGTAAGAAAGGCAATAGTGGATGATATTGATCTAGCAATAGAGAACTACTTTCCAGATGTACTTAACGAGACAGATAAAGATACCATAAAGTCAATACTTCAAGCATAAATATACACATGAGTAAGAGACAGGATAGAGCTAGCTTACAAGAGGCTTATGAATCTGTAAACGAGATGGTTGGTGGAGCTCCTATTATAGCTGTAACTGGTCTTGATCCACAACAAACTAATAAATGTGGTTGTGGAAGCAATGAATGTGACTGTGATAGTCATGGTCATGGTGGTGAGGAACATGATAATTCCGAAATTCACATGGCAAAAGCAGAACTTAAAAAAGCTGCTGATTATGCTACTCAACTTTCAGCTATATTAGATAATTTAGATGGACTGGAAGGCTGGACAGCTTCAAAAATCACTAAAGCCGCTGACTACCTATCGTCTGTGTATCACTGGTTGGATTATGATGCTAACCAATCTCAAGACCCTGGTATGTTTAACGTAGGCTGTGAGCACAGCCCTGAGTATCAAGATAGGCCGTAATACACTATATTAAAATGAAAAGCTTTCTACAGTATATACAAGAAAAATCAGTTGTTGGTTTAATTGAGTTCTTTGATATTGACGGTGTAGGTAAAACACCTGCTAAGCTAGACTCGGGTAACGGTGCATATAATGTATTACACGGTGAAGATATTCAAGAACAAGGTAATAAGGTGTTCTTTAGAACTGTTAACGGTAAGACCTTACTTAAAGATAAAAAGGGTGAGATAACTATTAACGTTGGAGCAGGTAATTCAGAGCATAGACCTGTAGTTAATTTCGATTTTAAGATAGGTAATAAGGAATTTAAAGATATTCCTTTCTCTATAGGTAATAGATCGACTAACTTATATAAAATACTTGTAGGTAAGGATTTTATTGAGAATAAACTCGATGCGCTAATTGACGTCAGTAAGGAAAATATAGCCGACGACGATTTAGAGGTTAAGTATTAATAATACCAAGCTGGTATATTTCTTTTAGTCCAGAGAGCGAATGGCTTATCATGGATAATATACTGCCTATACTGTTCAATAACAGGTAAGTTGTTAAAGTCTTTATTTAACTTTCTACAATCACAGTCTGCATTAATAGCTACTGCATATTCTGTTAAACCCTCTCTAGACATAATGGTATTATGAACATTATCTAGACACCATTGAATAAATGTCTTTGTAAAGTGCTCATTAGAGTCTGGCCAGCGAAACATACGCTCAGTGAACATTTCTAAGGTATGCTCCGCTAACCAAGTGAAGTTATCTTTTGTCTCTCTAGCCCATATTGAGCATTGATGCTTAAAATAACCTTTACCTCTTCGACGCGGCTTACCTGTTGATGTACGTGGTGTAGATGGGTGATCTAAAACTTCTTGTGGAAACGCATGTGCTAACATAATTGCTCCTTCAATCTGCATTTTAGATCTTACATGCTTATCACAAAGCTCGCGCGCTGATTGTATAGGGTCATCATCAGTTACAAAAATATTCATAACTAATTATATGATAGTTCCTATTTATTAGTCTCAATAGCTTCTACTATTTCCTCAAAACCTTTAACTAACTCGAAATCATCTTTAGATCTTTTAATTAATAAGGTAGGTACAGATTTAACACCAAATTCTTTAAGAAGCTCTGGTTCATCATCTACATCGATCATGTCTACCTTTAAACTTTTCTGCTCTAGCATATTCTTTAACATGTGACAAGGGCCGCACCACTCAGCAGTGAATAATTTTATTGAAACCATATACAATATTATAATAATAAGCATAAATATCAACATGAGAAAGTTATCTCAAAAAGAATTGGTACGAGAAGGAGTTGGTGACTTCATAAAGAATACTGTTAAAGGTTCAGCTGTTCTAGGTGGTAGAGTACTTAAAGGGTTAGCGAAAGCTGCTTCACCAACAGCTACTGATCAGCTTCGTAAATTCGGTAAAGCATTTAAGGATACAGATAAAGCAGTAATTGCAGCGACTACACCAATAGATCAAAGAATAGATAAGTACTTTAAAGATATGGGGTATAACGTTAATCGTACAACTGCAGGTGCAGATAAAGGTATATATGTTGTACAGGTAAGTGAGATAGGATACGACGACGATGGAAGTGAGGTTAACAATATAATAAAAAAACCGTATGTTATTAGAGTTGAAAAAAGTGGAATTAAGATCTTAAGAGGGCCTAGAACACCAGTAAGTAGTAAAGGTCATGCCCGCTCACAAGATTCAGCTGCACAAGATTCAGCTGCACAAACGCAAGGTGAACGGCCGCAACCTGCAGCTGCTAATGGCCAATAATAAAGAAAGTTAAAAAAGTTTGCTGAAACACTTGCATTCCGGTTCTCAAATGAATAAGTGGTTAGTAGAGCGCTAAAAGAAACCTATATCTCTAAATCTAAAGCTCTATATTTAATATAATTTCAGTTGACTTTCTTCTTGCACCTGCTATAATTATATTGTATGAGGTTCACAAGCAATAAAGTAATTAATTTAGGATCTGCAGCTTTCAGGCAATGGAGATCAACTCACAGTCACTGTCAATTTATTCACGGTTATAATATTACAGCTGATATAACGTTCGAGTGTGATGGATTGGATGAACGAAATTGGGTTATGGATTTTGGAGGTCTAAAAGATCTTAAGAAAACTCTAGAGCATACATTTGATCATAAATTAGTTGTTGCATCAGATGATCCACAACTTGAATTAATCAAACAGCTAGATGCAGCTGGCGTAGCAGAAGTTGTTGTTCTAGATGGTGGTGTTGGCTGTGAGCGATTTGCAGAATTTGTATTAAAGACGTCTGATACTTATGTTGATGAGGCAACAAGTGGTAGAGTGAGAGTACAGAGTGTACAAATTAATGAGCATGGTAGTAACTATGCTACTTGTTATAGAGGTAATAAGCAGACAGTTACACAACAAGAGTTTGTAACCGGTGCAACTAACTCTATAGATGTCAAATTTGAAGAAGCTTCGGAGCAAAGTGATACAACTACCACTACTACAGGTAATATAGCTGGAGCAGCTAGAGTAGGACCAGCTCCTAAATCAAACAGTATGGGTAATCCTTTCGCTGGTACTTCATGGGGTTAACTATCAAGGATACCACATATAAACCGTAGTATCTTACTACGTACAATCTCTTTGATACCGAATTTATATGCATAAATTCCATTATCTATACATTTTTCTGTATCAAACTTTTTAAAGGTATCTTCAAATCCCGTTTTACGTACATCAGATTGCTTACAATCACCAGCAACTATATATTTTGAGTTACGACCGAACCTTGTTAAGATAGTAGTAAGTTCACCTTGAGATAAGTTCTGTGATTCATCTACAATAATAATACTATTGTTAAATGTTAGACCTCTAACGAAGTTAACAGGTATCGCATCTATTAAACCTTTTTGTTTAAGCATAGAACATGCACCTTCACCAGCAATCTCTCTTACTTTCTCTAATAAAGGCATTGCATAAGGTGAAAATTTATCATCAACCTCACCTGGTAACGATCCGAGACTTCTTTCTGCTGACTCTACTACAGATCTAATATAGATAATTTTCTCTATTTCACCCTCTTTAAGTAGTTCTAATGCAGCGTATACAGCTATATATGTTTTAGCGGTACCGGCCGGTCCATCAACAAAAGATATCTTTGTATTAGTATCAATAATACTTTCATAAAATTCCTTATGTTTAGGGTTAAAATAAAAAGGTCTCTTTATCTTAAAATTAAGTAACCAATTGGTACTAAATTCCTCTTCTAATATCTCGACAGGTTTTCGAGCAGTTTTTCGACTCATTCTAAAATATTTATATTGTAATCCGGAAATGCTATACTATAATAGGTATATGGACTTAGATAAAGAGACTTTGATCTTGTCAGATGATAAGATTTTCTATACTATAGAAGGGGAAGGTGAATATGTCGGGCAGCGTTCACTGTTTATGAGGATGGCGATGTGTAACCTAACTTGTATTGGGTTTGCATCTGAAGACTCTCCTCACGGTTGTGACTCTTATGTCTCTTGGACTGTGAAGAATAAGATGACCTTCAATGAGATCTTTAAGATGATGGAAGACAATAACTGGATTGAGAAGCTCGAGAAGGGTACGATCTGGAAACTCACTGGAGGTGAGCCTCTTATTCAACAAAAGCAATTGCTTAAGCTTGTAGATGAGTTTATCTATCGATATGCATTTGAACCTAAGATTGACTTTGAGACTAATGCTACTCTTATGCCTGATCCAAGATGGCATGATGAGCTTGGTGCTACCTTTACTACTTCACCTAAGCTAACTACTAATGGTGATCCTGAGTCAAAGACTTATAAGCCAGAGGTACTTAAGTATCATAGAGAGATTGGTTCAGGCTTTAAGTTTGTTATCAATGACCCTGATGCTGATATCAAAGAGATTTGGAATAAGTATGTTGAAGATGAGCATGGCATTAATGTTCCTCGCGAGCGTATTTGGTTTATGCCTTGTGCTGGTTCTCGAGAAGAACATATTGAGAATGCTATAGCTGTTGTTGAGTATGCTAAAGCAATGCATGTACATTTCTCACCTCGACTACATCTCCTAGTTTGGAATATGGCGTTGAAGGTTTAATAAATAAATAGTTGATAAACTCTACATTAATTTTATAATATATTTGTATGTCAGATAACAATAATAGCTACGAGTGGCTTGGTGATGATGAGCTTTCCGGTGAGAAAGATCAAATTGCTAGGGAAATTATGGGCAGTGAATCCGCAGGTGGGTATGTTCCACCTTTACGAGTGTATGATAATACTGTACAGGCGGATAAGAAGTATATTTCTTCACTACCCGATTTACAAAACGGTCCATCTAGTCTAATTCAAGGATCAGCTGTACCTATTCAGCAGGTGGGTATCCATAACTTTAGATTACCACTTACGTATAAAAAGCGTAATGGTGATACAATTACATTAGAAACCTCTGTAACCGGTAGTGTTAGCTTAGAGGCTCATAAAAAGGGTATTAACATGTCACGTGTGATGCGGTCTTTTTATGATCATAAGGATGAAGTATTTTCTATTGGTAAAATCAAAGAAGTATTAGAGTCATATAAGAATAACTTAGAGTGTTTTGACTCACGTATTATGCTTAAGATATCTTACCCTATTAAACAGACAAGTTTGCGAAGTGGTTTAGAGGGTTATCAATACTACGATGTAGTATTTGAAGGTGATTTAACTAAAGACGGTGAATTTAAAAAGTATATTCACTTCGATTTTGTCTATTCATCTGCATGCCCTTGTTCTTTTGAGCTTAGTGAGCACGCTGAAAAATACCGTAACCGTGCAACCGTACCTCACTCGCAACGTTCTGTAGCTCGTGTTAGTGTAAAGTTTGATGATATGCTTTGGGTAGAAGATATTCAAGAGTTATGTTTAGCTGCACTACGAACTGAGACGCAAGTTATGGTTAAGCGGGAAGATGAGCAAGCTTTTGCCGAGATGAACGGAGCATATCTTAAATTCGTAGAAGATGCAGTTCGACTTCTGTATCAGAACCTTTCAAATGATAAGCGTATTACTGACTTTAAAGTAGTTGCATCCCATAATGAATCGCTTCATAGTCACAATGCCGTTTCTGTAATTGTGAAAGGTGTACCTGGAGGATTCACAGCAGGAGTTGCCCGTGATGTATTTGAGTCTACTGGCTTGAGGTAACGCCAAAGCTGACTATGACAACAGAAAAAACATGGATGGAAGAGGCTCGTCAGATTGCAGCGCAATGCTGGTGCGACGAGGAAACGCAAGATCGTGAAATGGATGTTGTCCTCGCGGAAGCAGTGGCGAAACGGATCGCGGCTTGGATGGAAACCGCCGCACAGAACCAGCGCAACACGGACTATTATCGTGGGTTGCTTGAGCGATGCGGGAAGGCAATCGGGGATCGCGCCTATACTCAGGACGATGGAGGGAAAACTGAGGATGTTCTGTGCGCCAAGATTCCTGAGATCGTGGAAACCGATTACGTCACGGTGGACAGTGAACGGCTCGCATTGATGTCCAGCGACTTGTTATCTAATTTTTATCATGAACATAGAAAGTCTTGAAATCACCGAAAAAGGCGTGGTTGTTATCTACCGCGAGCCATCCAACCAAATACTTCTCTGCATCCCTCCACGACCAGCACCGGACAGAGTGTGGAGGGAGGTTTGGGAAATTCGTGATGGCAAACTGGAAAAGACCTCTTCGGAAGAGGGGCGGCATACCCCAGCATCATCAGTAGCGGAATCTATTTCTTTTGGATAACATTAATTGTTATTAACATACCAAGCCTCTCTTTTGCTTAGGTGAGAGAGAGGCTTATGTTTATAAATGAAAGATCATACTCTTATTCTCAACAAATACTATTTTCCAATTAATGTGGATGACTATAAGCGTGTATTTACAAACATAGCAACAGGTTCACAACTCCCATTAGATATACACTACGAGGTAAATGAAGATGGGACTATTAACTTTGAAAATATTAACTTTTGGAATGTTATTAAGTCTATCGATGCCTGGATGGAGCTTCCCATTAGACCGTATGATAATTTTATTCATACTGTTAACGGTCCTATACGGCTTCCTACTGTAGTTATATGTTCTGCTTATAAAGGTATAATGCACAAGAAGGCTAAGTTTCCAACTAAGAAAAATATATGGGAGCGTGACAAATATACATGTGTATACACAGGCAAAAAATTACAAAAAACGGAACTTAGCGTCGATCATGTATTTCCAAGGAGTAAAGGCGGGAAGGACACATGGGATAATTTGGTTACGTGTGATAAGATATTAAACTCTAAAAAAAGTAATAAGTTACTTTCTGAAACTAAATTAAAATTACGGTATAAACCTTTTAAGCCTGACGATGGTTATAAATTTGAAATATACAGAGAGGAGTGGCATTCCTTTCTTGCCAATTTTTAAAAACTAGTAAATAAATTTATGAGAATAGCTTTTAGTGGTACTGCTAATTCAGGTAAAACAACTCTCTTGAAGAGTTTTCTCTATACGTGGAGTAATTTTTCAACTCCAGAAAAAACTTATAGAGACATGCTTGTTGAAAAGGAACTTGACCATTCATCTTCAACAACAACCGAAACACAAAGTCAGGTTATGGACTTTATGGTTGATCAATTAATTGAGAATAGTAAGGATGACTGTGTAGTATATGATAGATGTCCATTAGATTCTGTAGCTTATACGTTATGGAGTAATGATAAAAATAAAGAAGGCTTTACAAAAGAGTTTGTTACAGAACAAATTACACTATGTAAAGAATCATTAAGAAACTTAGATATAATTTTCCTGTGTAAGTTTGACGAAAAGGAAGGTGTAAAGGAAGACGGATCAAGAGAAGCAGATCTACAATATATCAAAGAGGTAGATAATATTTTTGATTCTTTATATCAACAGTATATGCAAAATCCGCAAGCTGATGTTTTCTACCCTAAAGATGACTCACCAGCAGTTATATTATTACCTAACGGTACGCAAGAACGTATTGATCTACTTGCTGAGTATATTACACCAGAAGGGGGAATGTATGGTGATGAACACTCTATTTTAAATCCTGATAATCTTGATGAATTAGAAGCTCTTGTTAAACAGCAACAATCAGCTCTAGATAAAGAAACAAAGGAAAAGGAACTATTTGCAAAATTTGGAATAAAAGATGATGATAGGGGTAGCAATTATAACCTGCAACCGTGAAGACATGTATCGGGTTTGTATGGACTCGATACATGCTGATTGGTATGATGAACTCGTAACAGTTAATGACGGTGAACCGGTAAGGTGTACCAACGGGGAGTATATTGAAACTGGTGGTGTTGGGGTAGGTGTGGCTAAGAACACAGCTATGCAACATTTATTAGATAAGGGATGTGATTATATCATACTAGTTGAGGATGATATGCGCTTTAAGAAAGATATATTTAAAACATATATTACAGCTTCGAAAATTACCGGTATACAGCACTTTATGTTTGGTTATCACGGACCTGCTAACAAGGCTGGTATTAGTGGTGGTAAGCCTACACCACGTAAAGTTGTAGATTACGGTGATATAAAAATAGCTCTCAATCAACATTGTGTCGGTGCAGTTACCTTTTATACGAGAGAGTGCCTAGAAGATATTGGATTACATGATGAGAACTATACTAACGCATTTGAACATGTTGACCATTCTTATAGATTAGCTAAAGCAGGCTACAGTACCCCGTATTGGTGGTGGTCTGATATAGCTAATAGTTTAGACTATGTAGAGGAGCAAGCATGTTCTGAAAATAACTCTTCTATAAGACCTCGCAGTGATTGGCAGTCGAATATCGAAAAGTCGGCAATATACTTCTTACATAGACATAATGTCCACCCTGTACAAGTGCCTGATGTACCTATCAGTGAAGTAATAGAACATCTTAAAAAATTAAAAAATGAAAAAAATAAGTTTACTAGTACCTAGTCGCGAACGCTTAAATTTAAAACTTACTCTTATTAGTTCTATCATTACTTCTGTTAATGATATTAATAATGTAGAGTTAATATTTGGAGTAGATGAAGATGATCCAGCAAGAGAAACAACTTATAAAATTGCTAATAGTATCCCATTCGTAAAGGTTGTAGATATAAAAAATGATGGTAAGTTTATAGGTATAAATAAAATTTGGAACGAATTATATCCGCACGCTGAAGGGGATATTTTAGGTTACGTTGGTGATGATATGATCTTTAAGACAAAGGATTGGGACGTAAAAATATTAGATGAATTTAACGAGGATAATTTACCAACAGACAAAATTAAATTAGTACATTGCTATGACGGGTTTAGAAAAAAAGATGAAATTTGTGTAAACGCGTTTATACATAAAAAATACACAGATGTTGTTGGTTATTTGTGTAGAGAGGAATTCTTAATTAATTGGTCTGATCAATGGCTTTATCAGACCTTTAAAGCTGTGGATAGGGTTAAGTGGCGTGAAGATATTTATATTCACCATAATCATTGGGTTTTCGGCAATAGGCAGAAAGATGAGGTTGCTGATAGAATGCTATCTGATAATAAGGATACTATTAGTGATCAACTATGGTTTGATTTAGCTCAGGAGAGAATTGATGATGTTAAGAAGATCGCAGATTATATTAATGTCGAACCGAATTGGGATGTAGTTGATACCGAGATTGGAGTAAAGGTATGAAGGTAAACAATAAAGATTTAATACATAAACATGATTTTTTTCAGAATGTTTTAGCTAAACTACATAAACTAATTAAGGATGATAATGTTATTTTTACTTTAGAGAACTTATCCGCGGAGCATACAGATCGTGGAAAAATAGAAGTAGATAAATCAAAGTTTAATGTACTATTAGGTATGTGGGATGAATATGATACAAAGTATCATAGAGAATTGATAGATAAATATGATATAATATTCAATCAATATATTACTAAAGAAGAAGAAGAACTTTATGATAATTTATTCTCTCTACCACTCGGTTATAACGGTAATATAATTATAGAAAATGAGCATGTTCAAGATATTAAAAAAATAACCGATAGATCGATAGATGTATTTTTTGCAGGGCATATGTCATCACAGAATAGGTATAATAGTATGATTAAAAATATCGAATTCTTAACAAAGAGCGATAGCCGTAAAAAATATAATTTTGATTTTAATATAACAAGAGGGTTTATGCAGGGGTTTAAAGGTCCGCAATATTATGATAAACTTTATAACAGTAAGATAGCCTTCTGTCCTCCTGGTAATATAAGTGCAGAGACATATAGATGGTATGAAGCGATGATGTGTGGTTGCGTTATTGTTTGTCCTAAACTACCAGAAACAGAAATATATAATGACTTACCAGTAATGCAGGTTACTAATTTTGAAACAGACGCGTCAAAGGTAGTCTTAGAGCTACTTAATGATAAAACCCGTCTACAAGAATTACAGCAAGAAAATATAGAATACTGGAGTAAGCATTATGATCAGGAACTAGTCGCTGCATATATAACTTCTAAAATTAAAAGAAAATGATAGTACAAATTACTAGAACCAAAAATGAAGCATTCTTAATTAAGGAGATGTTACCGTTATGGTCAAAATATGCGGATGGCTTTGTTTTTTACGATGATGGGTCGACTGACGATACTGTTGATTTTTTAAAAGCTAATAAAGATAAGTATAATATATTAGAAATCATCGAAGGTAATAAAAAGGAAAATTACATTAAGGAGCTTAAGATGGAGACTGACGAAAGGCAGCCACTATATAACGCTGCATACAAGTACAGTAATAAAATTATATGTTGTGATTCGGATGAATATCTAGATGGTAGCTTTACTAAGCAAGATTTAGAAAACTTACTAGAGAATAATCCGGATACAGTTTTTAATCTTCAATGGATACAGTATACCAGTCAAAACAATGTAAGAGTTGACGGACCGTGGGGAAATAATTTTAAAGTAAGAGCTGGTTCATATACATCACAAGGTGACTTCGGAACAGCTCAAATGCATTCTTTACATCTACCACCTGCATCTAAATCTAAAGCAATTAACCCGTCGCAATTATTCATAGCACACTTACAATGGTTGAGTAAGAGATGGGTGGGTGTTAAGCAATATTTTTGGAAAATTAACGACTATGTTAACAGGGAGATTCATGGTGCAGAAGTTATTGAGGCAAGCGCGTATGATGTATCAGTAAATAATTTTAATTGGAAATATTCCCAATACCCTATCAAGCTAAAAGTAGATGAGAAGATTTACGAAAGTCAGGATATGAAAACAAATTATAAGCTAGAGTATATTAAGAAATATACAAAAGAATTGAACATACCTAACTTAGGTGATTGGGGAATGGGTATTCATGAGTTTTGCTTAAAAGAATAGTTGCATCATACTCTTAACATATTATAATTTATGGTATAATGTCTCTTAATTTAGATAATGTTACAATTATTTGTATAGATGGAGTTAATCCTAATGTAGGGGTAAAGGCTCTTAAATATAGTATGCAAGAAATTAATTTTGCTAAAAGCATTATTCTTTCTCATATAAAGCCAGACATTATTCCTGATGGTGTGGAGTATATAAAGATACCCGAGTTAACGCATCACACATATAGCTCTTTTTGTTTACATGAGTTATATAAATACTTTACAACAGATTTTGTCTTAATAATACATGACGACGGATTTGTAATAAATCCACATAAGTGGACTAATGAATTTTTAAATTATGATTACATAGGAGCTCCTTGGCGTGGAGAAGGAAATAATAGGGTTGGTAACGGGGGCTTTAGTTTGCGTAGTAAAAAATTAGTAAATTTATGTCGTGCAATACAGTGGGGTGGAGGTCATGAAGATGGTGAAATTTGTATAACCCAAAGACAACACTTTGTAAATAATGGTTGCAAGTTTGCTCCAACAGAATTAGCTGCTCTGTTTTCATTAGAATCGAAGTTACATGATGTTGAGTATAATCTAGAAAATAGCTTCGGATTTCACGGTAAAGGTGTTGTTGAAACTGTTCACTATGGTGAAGGTCAGCAATTTAAAGATAAATTAAAACTAAGAGATGCAGTAATATTATGAAAGTTGTAGATACATTTACGTTTTTCAATGAACTAGAACTATTAGAGGTTAGGTTAAACACCTTAAATGACCACGTCGATAAATTCGTTTTAGTAGAATCAACAAGAAGTCATCAAAACAAACCTAAACCGTTATTCTATCAAGAGAATAAACACCTATTTAAAAAGTTTAATTCTAAAATAGAACATATTATAGTAGATGATTTTCCTGAACATACTTATCATTCTTTTGAGCATCATCAAAGGGACTGTATAGAACGTGGATTAGGACATTGCGAGGATGACGATATAGTTTTTATATCTGATATTGATGAAATATGGGACCCTGCAAAGATAGATCTGAATATAGACGGTGAAAAAATCTATAAATGGGGATCTTTACTAGCATACTTTTACTTAAATTTAATAGCGCAACCTAACATGTGGTGGCAGCCTCTATTTTTAAAATATAGTCTTTTAAAGAGTCTTAGAGCTAAAAATTTTGAAATAACACGCCATATTCTTAGAAACGAGAGTAGGTCGCCAGAAATAATTTTCGAACATTTACCTGATTTGAGAGGTTGGCACTTTTCCTATATGGGAGATGTAGAGTATAAACTACAAAACTTTTTACATAGTGAACATAGAGATAAAAAGAAATCCTATATACAACAATGTATAAAAGATAGAGTTAATCCCTTTCATCCGAGCGTAAAGATGCATAAATTAAAAGATGTCGGATTAGATAATTACTTACCTAGCTATATATCTAATAATATTAGTAAATACGAGCATTTAATTTTGAATGAGTAATGGTTGATGTTGAATTAATAGGTGGTTTAGGTAATAATATGTTCCAATATGCTCTAGGGCGTATAATTGCAGATAGTAAGGGCTATAATTTAGATACTACAAATTTAGATCAATTAGGTCAGTTTTTTAAAAATGTTAAAAATATAACAGATAGAAAAAGCATAACCTCTCCAGTTTTACAAATAGGTTACGGTACCGAAGTAGGTCCACAAACTTATATAGAGCAAGAAGTTGCAGATTTTGAAGGTAACATAAAAGTTGAGGGATTTTTTCAAAGGCAAGAATTTTATAATGCACATAGAGATAAGCTATTAAAATGGTTTAAGACTGATATTAAACTTGAGAAAACACCAGGAAAAAATGATTTAGTATTACATGTAAGACTTGGTGATTATATGGGACTAGGTTGGCAATTAGATACAGATATCTTCATTGATATATTAAAGAGAGAAAAATATAATAAGTATTTTATTGTAACAGATGATCCTGATAATACAATTATTGATGATATACTACAAGCAGTTGATGGAGGTGAAGTAGTGAGTACGGATAAAATATCCGATTTCGAATTTTTATGTAGAAGTAAACTTTTAGTGCTATCTCACTCATCATTTAGTTGGTGGGCAGCTTTTTTAGGTAATGCGAGAAAGGTAATAGTACCTTATAACAGTAATAAGGGATGGTGGAAGTTAACACCTTCACAAAATGACATTGATTTAATCGAAGACACGTCTAAATATTTTCGTTATGTTTATGACTCTTGACCTGCTTAATCAAAAATTTGATCTCAATATAAAAGGAATTATTCATTGTGGTGCCCATCATGCTGAAGAAAGTGACGCTTATGAAAGGCATGGTATTAGTAAGGTTGTGTGGGTTGAAGGTAACTCAGAGTTAGTTCCGATAGTGGAGAGTAAGGTCGGTAATTTGCCAGAAAATAAAGTTTTTAATTATCTAGTTTATGATGAAGATGGTAAAGAGCTTGAATTTAAAATAACAAATAATACACAATCTTCTTCTGTACTAGAATTTGGTACACATAAGCGTTATTACCCCGGTGTTGATTTTATTAAATCGGAGGTTAAGAAGGCTTATACACTAAAATATATTATCGAAAAGGAAGATCTTAAAATGGAAGATTATAATATGCTCAATTTAGATCTTCAAGGAGTCGAACTTAGAGCATTAAAAAGTATGGGTGACTATATCGATAACATTGATTATGTATATACAGAAATTAACGATGATATGGTTTATGAAGGTAACGATCTCTTAGTAGATTTAGAAGAGTACTTATCTTCGAAAGGCTTACATAGAGCTGGTATACATTTATTGAGTGAAAAATGGGGTGATGCTTTTTATGTTAGACGGTAGGTATAATGAATAGTGAGAAAAATAAATTATCTGTTTTTGGATCGAAGGGGTTTATAGGTAGTCGATTTACTGACTTATATCCTGATGATGTAATTGAAATAGACAGGGAAGACGACAAAGCTAAATCGAGTAATATTTTATATTTTATTAGTACAGTAGATAATTACAATATACATAACGATCTACATATTGATATAGAAACTAACTTAACAAAGTTAATGAAAGTTATCGAAGCTAATAAAAAGGAAGATCTCGTTTTTAATTTTATTAGCTCTTGGTTTGTTTATGGTCAAAATCCAAATATACCGTTTTCTGAAGATACTACGGAGTGTAACCCTACAGGATTTTACTCTATTACTAAAAGATGCGCTGAAGAAATGTTAATATGCTTTTGCAATACATTTAACATACGCTATAGAATTTTTAGATTGGCGAATGTGCTCGGACCTGGTGATGGTAAGATTTCTAGAAAGAAAAATGCGTTACAATTTCTTATGAATGAAATGGTAAACGATCGCGACCTGCATTTATACTACGGTGGTGAAGTTTTAAGAGATTATATTCACGTTGATGATGTATGTGATGCTTTAAAGCTTTGTACAGATACTGCACCCACAAATCAAATTATTAACATCGGTGCCGGTCGACCGTATAAGTTTTTAGATATTATAGAGAAGGGTATGGAGGTATCAAAATCTAAATCGAGGGTTATTAATATTGAGCCAACTAAATTTCATAATATAGTTCAAACAAAACATTCATATTTAGATATTAAAAAGTTGAAATCTTACGGGTTTAAGCCAAAATATACAATAGACGATATAGTTACTAAATTAATTAATCACTATAAAAATATTAAAAAATGAAAGCTACAAAAAAAATATGGTACGCTCCTAATAAGTTTGAATCTTACGGTGAGGAAGAAATTAAATCAGTTGAAGAATGCTTGCGTGATGGTTGGATTGCTGGCTTCGGTAAACGGAGTAAGCAATTTGAAGAAGAAGTATCAGAATTTTTCGGAAAACAATATGGTGTCTTTGTAAATTCAGGTTCATCAGCTTGTTTACTTGCGTTAGCTTCTATTGACCTACCTAAAGGTAGCGAAGTTATTACACCCGCTTGTACATTTTCGACTACATTGGCTCCTATTATTCAACTCGGACTTACACCAGTGTTTGTAGATGTTAATCTTACCTCATATGTGGTTGATGTGCAAGATGTAGTTAATGCTGTAACAGCTAAAACCAAAGCATTAATGATTCCTAACTTGATAGGCAACAAGCCTGATTGGAAATCTATAAAAGAAGAGTTAGTTAAGATAGGAAGAGATGATATTATTTTAATTGAGGATTCTGCTGATACAGTAACTCATACATCAGAGACAGATATCTCTACAACAAGTTTTTACGCAAGTCATGTTATTACAGCTGGAGGTACTGGTGGTATGGTAATGTTTAATAATAAGAAATATGAACAACGATGCTTACAGTATAGAGATTGGGGTAGAATAGGTGATAATAGTGAGGATATGTCAGATCGCTTTGCACATGAAGTAGATGGTATTGCATATGATTATAAATTCTTATATGGTGTACTTGGATACAATATGAAATGTTCAGAGATGAACGCAGCTTTCGGTCTAGTGCAAGTCAAAAAATTAGATACGTTTTTACGCAAGAGACGTGAGAACATTAAGCGTTATTTAGATAATCTAAAGGACGTTTCAGAGCTTATTTTACCTGACGATACTATCGAACCTAACTGGTTAGCAATTCCTCTACAGACGGAGAATAGATATGAGCTTCTTAATTTCTTAGAAGAAAACAATATACAAACACGCGTTACTTTTGCTGGTAATGTTACACGTCACCCTGTATATAGGGAATATTTCCAAGAATTTGCTAATTCAGATACTATTATGGAGAATGGATTTCTTTTAGGAGCGCATCATGGAATGTCTGTTGAGGATGTCGATTACGTGTGCGATAAAATTAAAGAATTTTTTAATAATGAATAAAGTTGTTTATATTACAGGATGTTTAGGGTTTATAGGCTCTTACGTTACACGGTCTTGTCTCAAGAAGGGCTGGCATGTACGTGGCGTTGATAAGATTACATATGCCTCAAATACTATTTTACTTGACGAGTTTGAAGGTTATGATAATTTCGTATTTACTCATACAGATATTAATGACTTAAAATTTCTATATGACTGTGATTACATTATTAATGTAGCTGCAGAAACGCATGTAGGTAATAGTATTGCCAATAGTGATGACTTTGTACACTCAAATATAAACGGGGTACATAATCTACTAGAGCTTTTAAAAAATCATAGAGGTGAGCATAGTCATAAGCCTGTATTCTTACATTTTAGTACAGATGAGGTTTATGGTGATATTGCTTCCGGAGCTCATACCGAGACTGACCTGCTTCATCCTAGTAATCCATACTCTGCAACTAAAGCTGCTGCAGATCAATTAGTACTAGCATGGGCTAGAACTTACGACCTACCTTATAACATTATTAGACCTACAAATAACTATGGAATAGGTCAATATGTTGAAAAGCTTATTCCTAAGTCTTGCAAGTTCTTAGGATTGGGTAAAAAGATACCTATCCATAATGATGGCACTCCTATTAGAAATTGGTTACATGCTCAAGATACAGCCAATGCTATAATCACTATTATCGAGTCTGGTGAACAAAATGAAATTTACAATATCGCAGGAGATTTCGAACAGCAGAATATAACCACAATACAGAAAATTATTAAGGAGTATCACGGAGATTCAGATGTATCATCATACATAGATAATACTTATAGTAGAAAAGGTCAAGATGTAAGATATGCTCTTGATGATTCTAAACTAAGAAAGTTAGGATGGTTACCAGAGAAAAAATTCGATCAAGAACTTCCTGATATTATTAGTTATTATAAGGGTAAGTTTATATGGTGAAGGATCAGTACAGATTAAAAGAAAGAATTTTAAATATTGCTTATAAAAATAAACTTAGTCATTTAAGTAGCTATTTTACAAGCGTATCTATTATAGACGACATATATAGCAGTATGGCTGAGGATGATATTTTTATCTTATCTTCCGGACATGCTGCACTCGCCCTTTATGCTTGTCTTGAGAAACATAAAGGTGTTGATGCAGAACAATTGTTTTTAAAACATGGAGGGCATCCTCATAGAGATGAAGAAAACTTTTTGCACTGTTCAACAGGCAGTCTTGGATTAGGTATTACCATAGCAATAGGTCGCGCGATTGCTAATCCCGAGAGGAAGGTTTATGTACTAATAAGTGATGGTGAGTGTGCAGAAGGTAGTGTTTGGGAGTCGCTTAAGACAATAGTTGAGCAAAATATTAACAATATTGAGGTGCATGTTAATGTAAATGGATATGCCGCATACGATACTATTGATACTGAGTATCTTTCCAAAAGACTTCGAGCATTCTTACCTAATATTAAAATACATAAAACTAATTCGGAAGAGTTTTCATTTCTACATGATTTAAATGCTCACTATCATATAATGAGCGAAGACGATTATTATAAAGCTTTATCGGAATTATGAGAAAGGATCTAGCAAAACTATTATTAGAGGAAATGCGTGTTAATGAAGATGTATATCTTATTACCGGCGATTTAGGTTATGGTCTTTGGGATGATATACGTGATACCTTCCCTGATAGATTTTTTAATGTAGGGTCGTCAGAAATGGTTATGATGGGCACTGCTATAGGGTTAGCTATGGAAGGTAAAGTACCTTTTGTTTACTCTATCACACCTTTTGCCTTATATAGACCTTATGAGATGATTCGTAATTATGTCAATCACGAAAAAATACCGGTTAATATATTAGGCGGAGGTCGCGACCGTGATTACGGTTACTTAGGATTCTCACACTGGGCTGAGGATGATAAAGAGTTAATGAAACCGTTTAAAAATATTAGCACCTACCATCCTACAAATATAAAAGAACTTACAAGCACCTTTAAAGTAATTATAAAAAATCAGTCTCCATCATACTTAAATTTAAAAAAATGAATATACTAATTACAGGAGGTAATGGGTATATTGCAACTTCGTTAAATAGAGCTTTTAGTGAGTATAAAATAACTACTATAACGAGAAAAGATTTTGACCTAACAAATAAAGAATTAACAGACAGATGGTTTAAAGGTAAGCATTTTGATGTAGTAGTTCATACAGCAACAGTTGGAGGTAGTAGATTAAAACAAGACACGGGTGATGTGGTTTATAACAACTTAAAGATGGTATATAACTTGCTCGATAATAAGCAGCACTTTGATAAATTTATACAATTTGGATCAGGTGCAGAGCAAACACAACCCAATCTACCATACGGGTTAAGTAAGAGAGTAATAAACGATGTTATAAAACAATATCCTAACTTTTATAACTTAAGAATATATGGTGTATTTGATAGTAACGAGCTCAGCACCAGATTTATTAGAAGTAGTATAACTAATTATATTAACCATAAGCCAATTATAATTTATAAAGATAAATTTATGGATTTTATCTTTATGAAGGATTTAGCTAATATAGTTAAAAGTTATATCGCAGGTACATTAGATTATGGTGAGTATAACTGTGTATATAAAAATAAATATAAACTTTCAGATATAGCCGGCTTAATTAATAATTTGTCCGATCACGAAGTTGATATTAAAATAGAGAATGAGGGATTAGATACAGCCTATATTGGTGACTATCTAAAAAGTGAGAGTACTATCGTAGGTATAGAAAAAGGCATTCAGGATACATTTTACAGCTTGAAAAGTAAAATCGAACATCTATAATAGTAGTATGATTATTGATCAGCAAGTATATAATGGCGATCTCATTCACGATCGCTTCGCGTATAAGTTTTTTCGGAAAGAGGTCTCGCCTTACGGTAATATTGTAGCCTTTAGGGCTCCTATGTATGTAAGTGATAATTTAATTGATCTGGAAGATACACTAGCTAATGACTATATTTTTTCAGAGGATGCAATTAACTTCTGCTGGGAGATACCTAATTTATGTCCATTAGGAGCGGTTGCTTTTCAACGTCTCTTCAATACTACTATCGCAGGTATGTTAGGTCAACTTATCCAGAGATCTATCAACATGGATGGTGATGATATTATGGTATCTGACGAATTTATTGGTAGTGATAGTAAGAAGCGTTCGGAAGGTAAAGTAAGTGTTTCAATTACTTATAGTAAGGAAGATATTGCTTTAGGTCATACAGGTATCAACGTACAAGCGGGTAAGAAAGCTCCTGGATTTGCTTATTCAAGTAACTTAAATGATAGTCAGATAGAGGCATTTATGGAAGCCGTAATTAAAGCGTTTGAATTGGAAGTTAAAGATCAGTGGATTGCTACAACTAAAATAATTAGTTAATGAACTTCTTTCAGCTACAAAATAAGCTATTTTACTCTAAAAAGACTAATGCTGAGTTTTTAGACTCGGAAGGGGAGCAATCATTTGTACCGTTTATGTTTAATAGGTGGTTATCCTTTTACAGTAAAGGTATGGCTTCTATTACTAACGAAACTTTAAATAGGTTTGGTAGTGTTTTTCAGGATAAGCAACAGCAATATAGACTTTACTATTACTTTATTCCGAGATTAAAGTTTAAGCGTATAGCGTATAATAAAAAAATTAAAAAAGAAGATAGTGAGGAAGATAATTTAGATCTTATTGCGCGAAATAAAAATATCTCTGTAAGAGAGTTAAAGTCGTATATTGATTTACAAGAAAACATTAGTAAATAAATTATATGGCAACGGCATCTATTGATAATCTGGCTCCTACAAGAAGTCTAATTGACTTAACACAAGGAGGTAGGGGTGATTTTGGGTTAGACGACTACCAGCTTAGTTTTGTTTTCGATGATATTCTCCTCGTTGAGTATGCTGATGAGTCAGCTAACGGAGACGAGGTTTTACGGAATGGTATAGTTGTACCGACAAACGCAATGACTAAAGCGTGGCGTAAGGGCAGAGTGATTCTCGCAGGTCCTGATGCAAAGTACGCAAAAGAAGGAGATATAGTTATATTTCCAAATAATCTCGGAGTTACCATTTCCAATGTTGAGATTACGGGTAAAGGTAAAATTGCTAAAGGTGTTTTTCTAAACGAAGAAAGAATGTTTGGTATATGCAAACCAAAAAATGATAATACAGAGGTCAGCGCTTGATTCTATTCTTTTAACGAATGTAGTGGACTTAAGATTTGCGCGCAGAATACCTAAAGCGGGTTTCCCTGCTACTCGCCGTATACTCTGCACAAAATCATACAACTTACTAAATTCTACAAATGGTAGAATTACTCTAAACTACAAGCCGCCGAGAGGTCCGCATAAAGTAAATGAAGCAGCTGATAATTTACTTGTAGTATGGGATATTTTAATGCAAGGGTATAGAAATATTAATATGAATCAAGCTAATTTAATAACACAGTATCCGGCTGATGATTCATTTTGGACATATTTTAACGAGAGCGTATATCCTATGTCAGCAAACCAAAAACTAGCTTTTATGAACTCATGAATATAAATTTAGAAAGAGTAAATCAAAGCTTAAAGCCTTTTTTGCTACAAAATATAGTAATTAAGACTGATAAGAAGATCATTAAAAAGGGTAAGCTTAAGCTTTTTAAAATTAAACAGTATAATATTGCTCTTTCACTAGAGATTGACGGTAAGATCAAAATCTACGAAATACCCTACCCGTTTAAAATTGAAGGTTCGTTAGATAAGTTAATATTTAACTACCGTATAAGTTCCTTTATACCTGAACAATACTCCCTGTTCATAAAATTATTAGATTGCAGCTCTAAATCAAAATTCTACGACAACCTGCTTTACATATTGCCTAATAAATGAACTATGTTATAATTAGGTGTGCTAACTGGACTAATTAATAGCTTTCCATCTGGATATGATCCTAATCCAACTCAAGTAAAGCTTCTAAAGAATATTGAACAAGCGTTTACTGATGGCTATAAGTTTGTCATCTGTAACGCTCCTACAGGATCAGGTAAATCTATGGTATCAAAAACCGTAGGCAATGTTGCTGATCAATGTACGAAGGAGTATCGCGATATAGTAACGAGTTACCTAGCATATAAGAGAACTCAGGGAGGTAATTATGCATACGAGGATGAGTGTAATGAGGAGAAGTCGTTTGGTTGTACAGCGCTAACAATTACCAAGGCTCTACAAGATCAATATAAAGAGTTATTTAACGACGTTGAGGTATTAAAGGGTAAGTCTAACTACAGCTGCGTTGTAGACGAGGATTACTCGGTCGAGGTGGCGCCGTGTTTACATTTACCGAAACTTCGTGAAGAGTGCTGGAGTAAGAAGTGCTGCTCGTATTATGAGCAACGTAATAAAGCTCTAACTTCACGATTCAATACTCTTAACTATAATATGTTCTTTGCATTACCTGAACATCTTAAAAAGCGTGAATATTTGATTTGCGATGAAGCATCGGAATTAGAAGACCAATTAGTTAAGGAGTTTAGCTGTACTATTAACCTTGAGTTTCTTTACAAAAATGAAGTTGAGGTTAAACCATTCTTAACTAAGAGTACTAACGTTGAAAAATGGATAAACCATTTAGTACTATCACTAAAAGAACGTATCGATTGGTTAAAGGATGCAATCGGGAGTACCAGTAAGGTTAAAACTAAATATCTTATTCAAAAGAAGAACGAGTTAGTTGCTCTCGGTAATCTACACAGTAAGTTATCACTTATACTAGAAACTTGGTATGATAGTGAGTATATTTTTGAGAGAGATAGTAAGGCTATTACCTTTATGCCTCTTAAGGTAGACAAGCTATCGAATTATTTGTTTAAATATGCTGATAAGGTAATTCTTATGTCGGCAACTATTATTGATCCTAAGAATTTTTGTAAGTCGTTAGGTATTGATAACTATAAGTATATTGAGGCTGAGTCAACGTTTGATGCAAAGAATGCGCCGATTTATTGCAATACGAAGGTAAAGTTAAATTACTATAATATGCAAAAGAACTTACCTAAGGTATGTAAACAGATAGCTCAAATTTGTGAGTTTCATAAAAACGAAAAGGGTATTATACATTCACAAAATAAGAGTATTACTAACTTCTTATCAGAAAATCTCACAGATCGTAGATTCTTAATACGAGAGCCGGGTGTACGAAATGAAGTTATTTTGGAGCAGCATATGGAAACCGATGATCCTACCGTTCTTATATCACCATCCATGTCTTATGGGGTTGATCTTAAGGATGATCTAGCTAGATTTCAAATTATTATTAAGGCGCCATATCTTCCTACTAAAGATAAGCGTATTGAGAATCTAATGAAAGAGGATTTTGACTGGTATCAAAATAAAATGCTATGTTCATTAATTCAAGCTTGCGGTAGAGGTATACGATCTCATAAAGATCACTGTATAACATATATACTAGATGCTGCAATTGTAGAGAGTATAGTAAAAAACAGACATAAGCTCCCTAAATACTATCTAGACCGATTTGCGTAATAAATATATATAGTGCGTAACAGGGCATACCATTTCGAGATTAAAGATCTTCTTACACAGTTTGTAGCTGCGTTTGATGATACGGTCATTTCGCGTTTCGATAAAGATCGTAATGCTAAGCAAAATATTGATGTAAGGTACGTCTTTGCTCCAAAGCAAAGAGTAATGTACGATATAGTTAATAAAGCACAAAATCTCACACTACCGGTAGTAGCAGTAAATCTAACCAGTGTTACTAGAGACGAATCTAGAGTTTTTAATAAACTTTCCCCTTCTTATCTACCAGGCCAATTAGATGAAAATCCGAATAAGGCTTCTAAGTTCTTAATGCCAGTACCGGTGGATTTATCAGTTAGTATGTCAATAATGACACGTTATATGGCGGACGCTGATCAAATTATATCAAATTTTGTCCCTTATAACAACCCATACATTATCTTATCTTGGAAGGTACCCGCTGACTTCGGTGCTGACTACGAGCAAGAAATAAGGTCCGAGGTATTATGGTCTGGTGACTTAAATTATAGTACACCTACAGATGTTACCTATTCAGATAAATTTAGAGTAGTTATTGATACATCATTTACAATCAAAGGTTGGTTATTTCCAGAGCCGAAAGATATACAGAAAACTATTTATAGAGTAGATAGTAATTTTATTAATGTTAATCTTGCTAACAGAATATACGACCCGGAAGGTAAAGAATTAGATTTCGCTACGTATGAGCAACAAGGTTATGCTACATTATCTGGAAATAATGATACATTACCAAAAACATATACAGAAACAGTCACTATATCAGGTATCCCAGAGTTCACTAATATCTTCTATGCTACTACAGGGACCTTTAACGCTGCGCGTGGTTTAACTACTATATTGAGTAGCTATGATAATAGCTTTATTCTTTATGGTAAAAGGTTTGACGCAAGTAACAGTTACTACCTCTCCTCCAATGTAGATAACTTTCATACCAATTATCAGGTAATTACATCTGCTAAATCCCCTACAATATCAGGTTACAAGTTGGATAGTTCGTATTATTCGTCCGGTAACGATAATATTGTTACCATGTATTTTCCTGCTTCGTCGCTCTCAACCTCAGGAGACTTTACTATCATAACAGCAAACGAAGCAGGATGGGCTACTACATATCAAGCCCAGTCATCAATTATTAGAATTTAAAGACTCTTAATAATACTATTCGCGGTATGAATTTCTTTAAATTCATCATATGGACACTCATGCACTGCACCGGTGAAGTTATAATCATAAAGATAACTATCTATATGACCTTCAGGAAACTCTGTTTTAGGTAATACATTTTTATGCATATCATAACCAAAGATTTTAGGTGAAGTACCTACCCATACCACTGTTGATGGCTTATCAAGAGCCGCGGCTGCATGTTGCAACGATGAATCAATGAGGAGTCTCTTATCAGAAAAATTAATAAGATTGAAAAGTTCCTTTTTAGATACCTGTTTTTCGAATCTAATAGCTCCTTCTAGCTTTGGATGAAAGTCGTAGCAAACATGTAAGATCATATACTTTTCTTTTAGCTTAGTCACGATCTCTTGAGCCACAGGCGGTGGGATATCACGCACCCACGAGTAAGGATGTTGCTGGTGCTCTTTACCCGGACCTCCAAACGGTTGAAAAAGTAGTAACGGTTTGGTTTTCTGTAAAGACGCGAGCTGTGGATCAATTAAGTCTCTCTCTCTTAAATTAAAATGTATATATGGCTTCTCGCTGTTATACTTAACGCCTATCATATCACACCACGATTTGATTAGATGCGTTTTTTTAGTAATATGACTTGTTTGCTTATAGGGCTCTTGCGCGAATACCTCCACATCTTTACCGTGTATATAATCTTGATAAAAATAAGGTACGTTACCTAATCTAAAAACTCGGTGTATATCTTTATTATTAAGATACACCTCCGGCCACGCACAAACAACAATAATCTTACGATCTGGGTTTTGTTTTTTATATGCTTTAACTACAGCTGTAGAGGCTACGTGTTTACCAATACCTCCTTCGATATGAAATATAGCGTGCTTTGACATTACTATAATTTAATAGCAAAATCGGAATTTTCAACTAAAGCTTACGTGCAGCAAGATATTCTTAAAATATTCTCTCCTGGGCAATACCAAACTCCTCCTGCAATTAATGGATCAGTTGTTGGTAAGTTTGGTAGTATTAAGGTACCCATGCCTGTAATATTACCAGAATTAGATGACCCAGAGGTAGTTAGATCGCCACAAACTGTAAGATGTTTACTTGGGTTAACAGTATTAACACCAACATAACCAGTACACCCATCTACAAATAAAGCAGTTTGTGCCGAGGCAGCAGTCCTTACACATAAATCCAAATCTGGATCATTATCTTCATTTATAGCAACATAACCTGACCCTATCTGTATACCTGGACCGCCATTTGTTTGTGTACCAGCGTAGAGATCCATAAGGCCATTGCGATATTCAATATATGTAGTCGAATCACCTTTATGTGTAATTTTATCAGCAATTACTATGTCAGAAGCATCTACACTACCTGTAGCACTTAGATTACCTGTACCAGTAATATTTCCATTAGCCGATAAATTCGAACCAATCACACTACCTCCTGCGATAGCTACCGTATCACAAATACTATCACCTAATATCGTATTACCTCGTACATTTAAATTGCTACATATATCAACTCCACCATAAGCAGATAACGGAACTGTAGTACAAATATAATCAGTTCCTGCACCTGTAACTGTTAAACTACCACCACATACCTTTGCATCGCCACAAGCTGTTACATCGGCAAATTCAACATTACTACAATTACTTAAACCTAAATCTACTGAACCGTTTCCTGCACCGGTAAATGCTAAGTATCCTTGAGTGGAGCAACTAAGGCCACAGACATAACGACCGTCGTTCTGTGAAGTTAGAGCTGTAAAAACAGAACTAACTGCTGTCTGTCTAGTCTCCGTAGATTGAACAAGTGGGGTTAATTCATTACCCGCAAGTGTACTAGCTGAAGTTAATTCGGTTATTTTAATACCCATGTATATATTTATTGCAATTGACAAAAATTACATTAAAATATAATTGTGAGAATTAAATTTGATGAAAAATCTCATACCTATACGCACACTGAAACGAAGGAAAAATTTATTTCAGTTACGACGTTATTAGGTAAGTATAAAAAACCCTTTGATAAAGAATTTCACGCTAAGCGAGTAGCTAGTCGTGAAGGAGTACCTATCGAAATGGTGCTTGAGATGTGGGAAACTGAGAAGAATAAAGCTTGCGATAGAGGTACTAATATTCACAAGCTTCTCGAAGACTATATTGAGTATGGTGAGGTGAATGATACATTTAGCTGGTTATATAAATCATATGATAGGGCAGTCGAACGGCATGTTGATAATTTTAATAAAATATTAAGTGAGAGTGTACTTTACAATGAAGAGTTTAAAGTAGCTGGAATGGCTGACCTTATATACGAACATAAAAATGGTGAATTTACGGTAGGTGATTTTAAAACGAATAAGAAGTTTAGATTTAGTTCACCGTTTGGTGAAAGAATGTTAGAACCAGTTGATCATCTACATAATTGTGAGTTTAACGTATACGCTTTACAGCTATCAATGTACGCGTATATGTATGAAAAGCAGACAGGTAAAAAATGTAGAAAATGTGTTATATTCTATTTAAAGGATGATGCATTTAGAGCATACCATGTTAACTACTTAAAATCAGATATTGAGGTTATACTTAACAGCTTTACCCAATAAATACCATAAATGGCTAAGTTATCAAAGAAGTTTAATGAGAAGGTAGAACAACTATATGATTGTCTTTATGAAATGAAGAGTATCGCTTATGAGGTTGAAGATGATTGTGAGTTAGAGGAACTTTTAGATGGATTTACCGAGCAAATAGAATATTCTATATCTGACGGGGATATAAATCTAGAACAAATTATATCTCATATAAAACAAATAGAATAAATGAAGGCAGTAATAGTAGGTAAAGGTTATGTTGGTAATAATATCTTCAATCAGTTAACTCAAAATGATTATTTTGAAACTGTTGAGCTTTTTAGTAGGTCAGAGCTAGATTATTCTGATCCATTTGAGTTGAGACGTGTAGTGGATAGAGATACAGTTGTAATTAATGCAGCTGGGTTTACAGGAAGACCTAATGTTGATGAGGGAGAAATTAAGAAAGAGCTTTGCTGGGACTTGAATGTAAAGTTACCTCTTACTCTCAATAAGGTTTGTAGGGATATAGGTGCATCAATCATTCATATTACATCTGGTTGTATCTTTACAGGGTATGAAAAAGATTGGGAAGAAAGCGATGTGCCTAATTTTGGAATGTTTAGTAATGATTCTTCCTTCTACAGTAAGTCTAAACATGCCTTTGAAAGTATCTCAGATTATGGATTGCATTTAAGAGTAAGAATGCCTTTCTGCGATACTCTACATGAGAGATCTTTTCTAACTAAAATTCTTAACTACGATAACTTAGTTAATACTCTTAATTCTAAAACTTATGTACCTGAGTTATGTCGTTTTATTGAACACTATATTACTGAAGGTTACGATGGTTATGAGACTATTAATTTCTGCAATAGAGATCCTCTCAGTACAGAAGAAATTGTAGATATGATGAAAGATCGTGGTATACAAAACGATAATTGGAATTGGGAAAATTGGGATAAGATTCCAATTAAAGCAAATAGGTCTAATTGCGTGTTGGATACAACTAAAGTAGTTGAGCAGTATGAATTTAATATTATCTCTGAGTACGAGGCGTTATCAAGAGCTCTTGATAAAATTGCAGAGCGGTATTAATATATAGGATGAGTAAGACGTATTTAGTTACCGGGGGATGCGGCTTTATTGGCTCGTATGTTATCGAAGAGCTCCTAAAAGATAGAGACGCAGATATAAAGGTTGTATGTATCGATAAGATGGGTGTAGGGTCTGATCTTAAACACATACCGTTGAATGATGATAGATTAAAGCATATTGTACGAGATATATCAAGACCCGGGTTTAAGGATTTTATAGGAAAGATAGATTATATTCTACATCTAGCAGCTGAGTCGCACGTAGATAGGTCCATTACTAACCCACTAGCGTTTATTGATAGTAACGTTGTAGGTACAGCAAATGTACTTGAGCTATGCAAGCAGGATAATGCTAGAATGGTTCACGTCTCAACAGATGAAGTATACGGACATTTAC